CCAACGCGCGCGGGGTAGTTCAGAAAAACACCGGAAATCTGGCCGTGCGCATCGAGTGACCGCTTTGCGCGAGCGTGTCGTCGATGGCCGCGAAGAAGAAACCAGCGCCGCGAGCTGCTCGAGCTCGAGCCGAGCCGACGAAGCGCTGCGCGAGGTGCGTGCGGTACGGGCGAGACCCTGAGCGGCCGCTCTCCGAGTTCCCCCGCAACCGCGCGACCGCTGACGGGCTGGCCATCTACTGCCGCCACTGCAAGCGCGAGGCGGACCGCGAGCGCCTGAGAGGCCCCCCGCCTTCAGAGCCGCCCCAGGGCGAGCCCTTCGAGCACCACCCACGGGCGGCACCGGCAGGTGATGCTCAGAGTTCCGCGCCGCGGCTGCGTGCGCCCGCGCTCGCCATCACCGACGAGCTCATCGCGAAGGCGGCCGGTCTCATCCGCGAAATCGGCGCCACTCGCCGCGCCGCAGCTCGGCACGTCGACGTCTCCGAGAACACGTTCAAGGGCTGGCTGCGCGAGGCGGCCGACCTCAAAGACCCAAGCGACCCACGCGCTCGTCTGCTGTTCGCCGTCGAGCAGGCCGAGGGCGAGGCAGAGATTGCCGCGACGCGCGCCTACTGGGCCGGCACGAAGCTCGACCCGCAGGTGGCCCAGCGATTCCTCGAGCGCCGCTTCAGCAAGGGCGACGAGAAGTGGGCCCGCACCGAGCACCTCGAGGTGACCGACGGCGACCGCGCCCCCATGGAGACCGCCGATGCACGCAAGCTCCTCGCTGACAAACTCGGGAAGCTCCTCTCCGGCAGAGGCTCGAGCAGTGCTGCAGGACCAGCTGCTCTCGCAGCTGCCGCCGTCGGCGCCGACAACGCTCAGGGAGATGCTCCACCTGCTGAGTCAGGAGGAAGTCCATCGCCTCCTGACGGAGCTGCCTGACGGTCTCGTTCAGACGCTGCTCTTCGACTGGGTCGGGCTGTGGGCCCGTCAGTCGCAGCTGCTTCCCCCGGGTGAGTGGAACACCTGGCTGATTCTCGCGGGCCGCGGCTTCGGCAAGACGCGAACGGGCGCGGAGACGGTGCGTCACTTCGTCGAAACCGGGCAAGCGAAGCGCATCGCGCTCGTCGCACCCACCGCTGCCGACGTGCGCGACGTCATGGTCGAGGGTGACTCAGGCCTGCTGTCGGTCTGCCCACCGTGGTTCAAGGCCCACTTCGAGCCGTCGAAGCGCCGCATCACGTGGAAGCGCGGCGGGAAGGAAGTCGCACGCGCCACCCTCTTCTCAGCCGAAGAGCCCGAGCGCTTCCGTGGTCCGCAGCACGACCTGCTGTGGGGTGACGAGCCCGCGTCGTGGCTCGACCCGAACGAAGCCTGGGCGCAGCTGCAGATGGGCCTGCGCCTCGGGAGGAAGCCGCGCGCCATCATCACGGGCACACCGAAACCCATCGACCTGATTCTCAAGCTGCTCGAGGAGGAGAAGACCGGGGACTGCTACGTCACTCGCGGCTCGACGTACGAGAACGCGGCCAACCTCGCCGCCAACTTCCTGCAGCAAATCACCCGCCTCTACGGAAACACGCGCCTCGGCGAGCAGGAGATTCGCGGCGGCGTGCTGCTCGACGTGCAGGGCGCCATCTTCAACCCGGTCGCGGTCGCGAAGTACCGCGTCGCGCGCCGACCCGAAGAGACGCCACTCGAGCTGCGCGCGCGCCTGAAGCTGACGCGCGTCGTGGTGGCTGTCGACCCGGCGCAGACCTCGGAGAACAAGGTCGACGAGACGGGCATCATTGTCTTGGGTCTCGGTGAAGACGGCATCGTGTACGTGTTGGAAGACGCATCGATGCGGGGCAAGCCCGACGAGTGGGCGCGTGCGGTCAGTCACATGTTTCACCGCTGGAGCGCTGACGAAGTCGTGGCCGAGGTGAACGTCGGTGGCGAGATGGTCGAGTTCACCATCAAGACGGTCGACGACGCCCTCCCCGTGAAGCTGGTGCGCGCGATGCGGGGCAAGGCGAAGCGCGCTGAGCCCGTGGCGGCGCTGCTCGAGCAGGGCAAGGTGTGCCTCGTGGGCGAGTTCCCGAGACTTGAGAAGCAGATGAAGACCTTCACCGGCGTCAACGGGAAGCGTGACGACCGCTGCGACGCGATGAGCTGGGGTGTGCACGAGCTCGCGCTGGGTGCGGCCTTCGCCTTCGTGTGACGGGCCGGGCGTACGACGTCACCATGGGTCTGCTCAGCACCGTGTCTGGTTGGTTCCGCGGTCGCAGCGTCGAGGCGCGCGCGGTCGGCGGTGCCGTGGCTCGCGCTGACCTCGAGGGCGGGCTGCTCGCACCAGGTGCTGCAGGTCGAGGCCCGCCGGCCCGTGGCACCCGCGAGCTCATCGCCGCGTACCGAGAGCAGCCGTGGCTCAGGGCCGTCACCAACCGCATCGCCCGCGGCGTCGCTTCGATGCGCTGGGGCGTTTACGTGCGCGCGAGCGAGCCGGTGAAGCCAGCCGGGCGCATGGCCCCGACGTGGCGTTGGGGCGTCGACCGCGCGGTGCGTGACTCCGCGCTGCAGTCACCCAACCGCGAGGGACGAGCGAAGCGCATGGCTCAGCTGCAGCGCGCGGGAGTGCTGCGCGAGGTGGCGGACCACCCGATGCTCGAGCTGCTGCAGCGGCCGAACCCGATGATGACGGGCCATGCGGCGTTGCAGGTGACGCAGGTGTGGTTGGACATCAAGGGCGAGGCCTTCTGGCTGGTCAGCTACGCGCCCGACGGCACGCCAAACGGTCTCTGGCCGGTGCCGCCGCACTGGGTGCAGGCTGTGCCGAACACAGGGGCGCCGTACTTCGTCGTCAGCACCGGCTCTGTGCAGATGAAGCTCGACCCGAGCGCCGTCATCTGGCTTCGCGACATCGACCCCAGCAACCCGTATGGCCGTGGCGCTGGCGTTGCGGAGTCGCTCGGCGACGAGCTCGAGACCGACGAGTACGCGGCGAAGTACCTCAAGGCGTGGTTCTTCAACAACGCGACGCCCTCGATGCTCGTCTCGTTCGAGACGAACGCGACCACGAAGCAACTCGAAGAGGCGCGCGACAAGTGGGAGCAGTCGCACCGCGGCGTGCACAACGCCCACCGCGCACACTTCGCCGCCGGCAAGATGAACGCGGTCAAGCTCGACACGAGCTTCCGCGACCAACAGCTGCTCGAGCTGCGCCGCATGCACCGCGACACCGTCATTCAGGTGTTCGGCGTTCCGCCTGAGGCAGTGGGCGTCATCGAGAACAGCAACCGGGCCACCATCGACGGCGCCGGGTACATGTACGCCATCGGCGTCGAGCACCCGCGCTGCGAGTTCCTCCGCTCCGAGCTCGCGCACCAGCTGCTGCCGAAGTTCAAGGGCGGTGACGCTGCGCTGCTCGAGTGCGAGCTCAGCACGCCGCAGGACCAGACCCGCCGCCTCGAGGTGATGAAGGCGCAGCCCGCCGGCTTCCTGCTGAACGAGTTCCGCTGCGAGGCCGGGTACGACCCGCTGCCCGAGCTCGAGGGCGAATTCGCTGCCGCCATGCCTGGGCAGAACGGCAGTACCGCAAAGCCTGCTGCGCCCCCGCCCGAGGTCGACGACGAGGAAGAGCCGGAGGCCGAGCCCGCCGAAGCAGAGACGGAAGAACTCTCGGCAGCCCGCATGGACCCTCCCTGGGCGAAGCACCTGCGTCGACTCTGACGGCGCGTCACATCGTGTGAGGCCTCTCGCGTCTTCTGTGTCTCATGAAGACGCCGGTTCGCCGCGAGGCGCCATCTGGAGCAGAGGCCACGGGCGACCGGAAGCGGCGCTTCGTGCTCAGCGATGAGAGCGTCGACCGCTACAACACCGTCTTCAAGCTCGCCGGCTGGGAGCTCGAGAACTTCTCGCGCAACCCCGTGGTGCTCTGGTGCCACGACCACCGCTCGCTCCCGCTGGGCAAGGCGTCGGTGAGTAAGAGCGGCGGCGCCCTAGTTGCCGAGGTCGAGTTCTTCGACGACGCGACCAACCCCGACGCCACCCGCATCATGAAGATGGTGGACGGCGGCGTGATGGGCGTGTCCGTCGGCGCTCGCGTGCTCGAGTCCGAGTACAACCTCGAGCGCGAGAGCGAAGACGAGTGGGAGAACTGGGTGTCTCCCCCGCTCGACTTCACCCGCGCCGAGCTGCTCGAGATGAGCATCGTCAACGTGCCCGGCAACGCAAACGCGCTGCCCATGCGCACGGCTGAGCTCGACGAGCTGCGTCTCATGACGCAGGCCGCGGTGTTCCGCGCGAGCGAGCCGAGAGACTTGAAGGCCCACCCGGAAGCGAAGGCGCTGCGTGCTGCTGCGCTCGCGAAGCGCTCGGCTGCGGAACCATCCGCGCCCGCCGCTCCGCCTCCCGCGCCGGGCGAAGAAACCGTCGAGCTGCCCGAAGGACTCGACGCCGAAGGTCTCGCGAAGTTGGTGCGCGACACCGTCACCGAAAGCATCGCGGACCGGTTGAAGGCAGCCGCGCTCCGTCAACGTGGGGAACTCGAAGTCGAGGGAGCAAAATCGTGACCGCAATCACCGCGAAGGACCTGGGCAGCATCATCAAGGACAACGTCGAGAAGGCCATGGCCGACAAGATGATCGGCGCCGAGCAGGAGGCCCGTGCGGCCTTCGATGCGGCCATGAAGCGGGGCGACCCCGAGTTCATGCGCAAGGTGTCGCAGCTCGCTGCCGGCAACGGCCAGCCGTCGCGCGAAGACCGCCTCGAGCAGTACCGCCTGGGCATCGACCCGAAGAAGGGACGCGGCCTCGGCTTCGCCCGCGCGGTGCGCGCCATCACTCACGCCAAGCGCAGCGGCGCGAAGCCGCAGGACGTGGCGCACGAGTGGGCGAAGCGCGGTTTCGTCGGCTACCGCGAGGCGGCGGAAGACCTCGCCACCTTCGAGAAGCGCGCCCTCGAAGCGGGCACCCTCTCGGGCGCTGGCGTGCTCGTTCCCGAGACGCTCTCGGCTGAGTTCATCGAACTGCTCTACGCGAGCACCGTCGCGACCGCGATGGGCGCGCGGGACCTCGAGTTCACCGGCTCGCTCGCTCTCGGGCGCCTGAACGCCGGCGCGACCGTCGGCTACGTGGGCGAAGAGGCGAACATCACGCCCTCGCAGCCCTCGCTCGGCGCGGTGAAGCTGACCGGCAAGAAGGCGGCGGGGCTCGTCGCCATTACGAACGAACTGCTGGCGAATCCTTCCGTGGGCGCCGACGCGATGGTGCGCGACGACCTCCTGCAGGCGATGGCGCTCCGCCGCGACCTCTCGTTCTACCGCGGCACCGGCGCGGAGACGCAGCCCAAGGGCGTCCAGAGCTGGATTCGCTCGGGCAACAAGTTCAACCAGACCGGCACCACGCTGGCGCAGGTGGTCGCGGACTACGTCAACCTTGCGCGCCTGGTCGACGAGTCGAACGTGCCTTCGAACGACGCGGCCTACGTGATGGCGCCGCGCACCTTCTGGGGCCTCGCGAAGCTGCTCGACACCAACGGCAGCTTCGTCTTCATGCCGATGCTGATGGCCGGCAACCTGTTCGGCTTCCGCTTCGCCAAGACGACCCAGATTCCGGTCAACCTCAGCGGCTCGCAGTCGCAGGTGTTCTTCGGCGTGCACTCCGACGTCATCCTCGGTCGCGACGTCTCGCGCCCGCTCGAGGTCGAGACGCAGGTGAACGGGGCGTACTGGAACGGCTCCGCGGTAGTCGCCGGCTTCAGCAACGACACCTCGCCCGTGCGCATCATCGAGTCGCACGACGTTGCCGCGCGTCACGACAACACCTTCGCCCTCATGGAGCAGGTGACCCTGTCGTAACGGGCGCCTGAGCCGACACCGTCACTCGCAGTCCAAGACTCGCAGCCAGGAGAACTGAACCATGTCCGCACAGACCATCACGGGGGTCGGCGCCGAAGTCGCGACCCGCATCGGCATCGACCCCGCCGCGCGCACGGCGGGCACCGCCAACGGCACCGGCTTCGACCGCATCGGCTTCAACAGCTGCGTTCTCATCGGCCAGTCGGGCGCTGAGACGGGCTCGCCCACCGCGCGCTCGGTCGACTTCAAGATTCAGCACAGCGACGTGGTCGGCTCGGGCTATGCCGACTACACGCCGTCAATCCCGGCTCCGGGTGCGACCGGCGCGCTGGCGCAAATCGCCGCGGTCACCACGATGAAGAAGCGCAGCATCGACCTGAAGACGGCGAAGCAGTTCATCCGCGTGGTGGCCACCACGGCCTTCACGGGCGGCACCTCGCCGACGCTCCTCAGCTCCGCGGTGGTGGTGCTCGGCGGTGCCGACGTCCTGCCCATCGCCGACGACACGTAAGACCCAAGGTCCACGGACGAGCCGGGCTCACCGGGGACGTGGACGACCTGCAGCACGGCGCAGAACCCGGGGTGTGAGCCGCCCCGGCCTTTCCTTTTGCCCCGAGAGAACACATGGCTCTTCAGCTCCTTCGCCTCACGAAGCACTTCGGCAACCTCACCGCGGGCGAAGTCGGCGGCTACACGCCCGACGCGGCCGCGCACATCATCAAGAACCAGGGCGGCCTGCTCATCGGCGCCATCGACCCTGCGAAGCAGGTGCACGTGATGCGCGAGGTGGACGGCGAGATGAAGGACCTCATCGTCGACGCTGAGCCCGAGCTCGTCGACGGCAAGCCGACCGGCAACCTCGTCGCGAAGCCTGAGCCGAAGAAGGCCGAGCCGAAGAAGTAATCGAAGCACCGCGCCCACTCAGGGCGCGTCGAGGTGCCCACAATGGCTGACTCCGACCTCACCCTCGCGGCGACAGCGGCTGAGGCCCTCGGCGTGAGCCCTTCTGACGCGAAGCTGCCGCGCATCATCGGCGCCGCGTCAGAGGCGATTGCGAGCTACATCGGTCGCCGCCTCCACTACGCGGCGGCCAACGTCGAGCGCCTCGCCGGGTACGTCAACCAGGTGCGCCTCTACCTCGGCGTCACGCCGGTGCTCAGCGTGGCGCAGGTGGTGCTCCCCGATGGCTCGGTGCTGACTGAGGCCGGGGACGACTTCGCGCTCGAGGACGCAGCAACCCTCTACCGCGCCGCCGGCTGGCCCTTCACCGGGCTGGTGCGGGCCGGGCTGCTCTACGACATGCCCGCCGTGGGCACCGAGAAGCGCGGCATTGTCGCGACGTACGCGGGCGGCTGGGTGACTCCAGCTCAGGCAGCGTCGGGTGGCTGGGCCGGGCCGGTCCGCTCGCTCCCGTTCGAGCTCGAGGAGGCCTGTCTTCAGACGGTTGCCGCCCTCTACGCGAAGCAGGGGGCAGATCAGACCGTCGCCAGCGAGTCACTCGGCGCCTACTCGGTGAGCTACCGGCTCCCGAGTGCCATCGGCAGCATCCCCGACGTCGTGAAGGCCACGCTCGACCGGTACCGGAGGCTGGTGCCGTGAGTATCGCGAGCTGGCTGAGGCAGACGGCCTACAAGGCCTCGGTGACGGGCACCGACTCGTACGGGAAGCCCACCTACGGCTCGCCGGTGGCTGTGCCGGTGCGCGTCGAGCTCGACTCGCGCCTGGTGCGCAACGCTCAGGGCGAGCAGGTGCAGTCGACGCACAAGCTCTGGAGTCTCACCGCCATCAGCATCACCGACCGCGTGTGGCTGCCGAACGCGAGCACCGCAGACGCGAACGCGTCGAAGCTGCCGCTCGCCGTCAACGCGGTCGGAGACAAGGCAGGCGCGCGGACGCTCTTCGAGGTGTGGCTCTGATGGCACCGCGAGTCGTCATGGCGCTCGAGGTGAAGGGGCTCGAGGGGCTCAAGCGCGAGCTGCGCAAGCAGAAGCGCGAGTTCTTCCGCGAAATGGCGGCCGCTCTGCCCGTCGAGGCCGAGAAGCTCATGTCTCAGGCGAACGTGTCGGCTCCGAAGCGGAGCGGCGAGCTGGTCGGCAGCGCCAACGTCAGCGTCGTTCTGCAGGAGAACAAGGGGCGCGTGCGCGTGGCAGCGGCGTACCTCGACGAGAAGGCGGCGGCGGTGCACGAGGGGGTGCACTGGGGCGGGCGCGTTGAGGGGACGCGCGGTTTCAAGTGGTACGAGCGCGCATTCAACGCGTTTGAGGTCGGCTTCATCGAGCGCATCGCCCAGCGGCTGCGCCGTCTCACTGGAGGTGGCTCGTGAGCGTCACTCCCTCTGCCCCGCCCGACGCCTCCGGCACGGTGCGCGGTCTCGTCAACCTCGTCGCGCAGACGTTCGCAGGCGCGAAGACCTTCGTCGCTCTGCTCACCGCGTCGGCCGGCATTCAGCTCAACGCGCAGCTGCTGTCTGGCACTGCGTACACGTTCGGCGCGGGTGGCTTCTTCGGTGCGAACCCCGCATGGGTGACGACGAACACGACGAAGTTCATCATTCAGAACGGCACGCCCATCTCGGGGTTTGCCGGCATCGATGTGCGGGCAACCGGTGCGGTGCAGTTCGCATCGGCGCTTGGAGCTGGCGCGAGTGATGTTGTTGTGAAGGTCGGCTCCAGTCAGGCCGACGGCTCAGTCAACGCGAGCGCGAAATTGCTTTCGATCCGAACGGGCATCAGCGGAACAGAGATCGAGCGCGCCTTCTTTCAGAAGGGAGGCTTGACGTTCTGGGGCGCTTCATCGAGCGCTATCAAGTGGGACAACGGTACGCCGGGCGTGTCGTGGCAGATCGAGGCTGCGCCGGGCACCGGGTCGCTGCGCTTCGGCAACAATACCTCGACCTACTTCGGGCTCCGATTTAGCGACGGCTACGCGGTGAGCGAGTTCGGCTACGAGTTTTCCGTGGGCGCAACCGTCTACCTCAAGACACGACTCGGCGCGCTCGACCAGTGGGGCACCGACTCAACCGGCACGCCCGGTGCCGCGACCATCAACAAGCCGACCGGGAAGAGCGCGATCGCCATCGGCGCTTCGTCGGTCGTCATCACGAACTCGCTCGTCACCGCAGCGTCGCGTGTGATCATCACGCAGCACGCGCGCGATGCGACCTGCAAGGAACTCATCGCAGTGCCCGGCGCTGGAATCATCACCGTGAGCGGCACAGCCAACGCGACAGCCGCCCTCCCGTTCAGCTGGCAGGTCTCGAACATCCTCTGAGGAACACATGCCCACTGCAAAACAGCAGGCCACCACCCTCGCGGTCGCGCTCTACCAAGAGGGCCCCGCCACCTTCCGCGAGAAGTTGGCCGAGGCCATCAACACGCTGAACGAGCTCGCCGCTCTGCACGACCGGGCGACGGCCGACACCACGGTCACCACCGTTCAGACGCAGACCTTCACCGACCAGCGCGATGCGTTGGTCGTCACCCGCTTTCAGGCGTGGCTCGCCGCGAATCCCTGAGCCATGGCTGACCCGCGCTCCGTCATCGTTGTCGACTCCACCGGGGCACCGCTCACCAGCGGCACGCCCGGGGTGCAGGCGTTCAACCGAGCGACGGGCGCCAGCCGCACCGCACCGGCGATTGCGCACCTGCCGGCGGTGCCGGGCACGTGGCGAATCCTGCCCACCGACGACGACGAGACCGTGGGCACGGTGGTGCTGGTCGACTTCGGGGCGGGCAACCTTCCCCGCTTCTGGTCGTTTCAGGTCCACAAGGCCGACAACTCGAACCAGTTCTGGGCGGTGCCCGTCGTTGGCGCTGATGGCTCCGCCTGGGCCGGGGCGGCACCAACGTTCGGCGGCTACTCGGGCAGCCCCACCCCGTCGCTGACGGCCATGCCGGGCGCCGCGACCGCGCTCTACACGGCGGCGCCGAGCTCGGGCGACATCACCACGGGCGCCGAGGGCCGCATCGACGGGCCCGCCGGCTCGAGCCAGCCGTTCTGGAACGTCTCGACACTGCCGGCGAGCACCTCGAGCCCGTGGGAAGCGCCCTCGCCCGGGCCCGTGAAGAACCCCGCGCTCGACGTGGTGAACTTCCTCGACACGAAGGCGGCGGGCAGTCTCACGCTCGCGAAGGGCACCAACCTCTTCGTGGGCCCTGAGCGCAGCTTCCCGCGCACGGCGGCGAGCTGCGTGTTCGCGCTCAACACGGGCGGGCCCGGCCCTGAGCCGTACCTCGGCGGGCGCCGCACTGCGCTCTTCCGCCCGACGGTCCAGCTCCTGGTGCGCGCCGGCGCCGGAGACCTCGAGGCGGGCGAGGCCATCGCTCGAGCAGTCTTCGAGTGGCTCCACCAGTACGTGCTCATCGGGTACACCAGCCTCTACGTGCGCGACTCGGCGCCGGTGTACCTGGGCGAGTTCGACCAGCGGCACCGCTGGGCCATCAACGTCGAGTGCCAGTACCGGTCAAGCCTCGCGCCCTGACGGCCCTCGGAATCGTGTGCGTGGTGGGGGGCATTCTCCTCGTCGCTCGCTGACCTCCTGAGGGAACGCCCATGGCCACTGCTGCACACCTCCGAAAGCTGTACGCGAAGAGCACCAGCGTCGCGCCTGTCGCCGGCGACGAAATCGACGGCTCGAAGGACTTCAGCTTCACCCGCTCGCGCGATGTCCTCGACACCACCGACTTCAAGGACGGTGACCAGCGCACGAAGCTGCTCGGGCTGAAGGACGGCTCCGGCAACATCAGCGGCGACTGGGAGAACGGCGACGCCGTGCAGGCGCTGCTGCTCAGCTCGCACGACTCCGGCGCCCTCGTCTACATCACCGACCTGCCCGACGGCACCAACGGCTTCACCTTCCCGTGCCTCGTCGAGTCCATCGAGACGGGCGGCGCCGTCGGTGACCTCGTCTCGCGCACCTTCAACCTCACGCAGGCCGGCGCGGCCATCGTCCGCCCGTAAGGAGCGCCCATGCCTGGCGTCGCCTACCAGTCCGTCGTTCGCGGCAGAGGCACGTCGACGGCGTTCACGAACGAGCCGACGACGAAGCTCACCGCGAACACCGTCTACCAGCTCAACACCGACGCGCGCCGCCTGCTCGACCCGGGCGTTGCCCTCACTGTCGAAGTGGACGCCGACGGCCCCGGTGCTGGCGCCTACGTCGTGGCGCCGGCGAGCTCGTACACCGTCAACTGGCAGTTCGGCATCATCACCTTCCTCGCCGACCAAGGCGCGTCGGCGCTGGTGCGCGTCTCGGGCAGCTTCCTGCCCGTCGTCGACCTGCTCGGTGTCACGTCGTGGAGCATCACCCAGTCCCGCGACGTGCTCGACGACACTGCGGTCAACAACTCGACGGGCAACCGCAGCAAGCGGCTCGGGCTTGAGGACCTCTCGGGCAGCATCGAGACGACCGAGCTCCTCACCGTCGACAACGACACCGGCGCCGGCGTGCAGCGGCTGCAGGACTACCTCGACAACGGCACGCCCTTCTTGCTCGAGGTGCTGCCCGGCACCGGGGCGAAGCGCTTCCGTGGCTGGGTGCTGCTCGAGTCGGGTGAGAACGGGGGCGGCGTCGCTGACCTCATCAACAACACGGTCAACTTCACCGGCGCCTCTCGCGCCGTCGGGGCTGGCTGGTCTTGGGAGCCGTGACCATGAATCGAACCGAAGCCCGCTCATTCCTGCTCGGTGGCTCGCGCCGCTTCCGCAGCGAGAAGGTGTCCGTGCTGCTGCCCGGTGATGCTGCGCCGCTCGAGCTCGAGGTCCGTCAGCCCACCTACGCCGATCAGCAGCGCATCATCCGGGCCGGCAACGTGCAGGCGGGCAAGGAGTCGCAGGTCGACGGGCTCGCCATCGGTTTCGAGGCGACGTTGCTGTGCACGTACGTCGACGGGGTGCGGCTCTTCGACGAGGCCGACCGCAAGGCCCTGCTCGAGATGGCCGGGTGCAACGAGCTGGTGCAGGCCGTGAGCGCCGTCGTCATGAAGCTCATCGCGGCGACGCCCACCGAGAAGGACGCCGAAAAAAACTGAAGGGGGACGGGCTCCGGCTCACCCTCTTCGAGGTGAGCGAGCGAGTTGGCCGTCCCGTGCACGAGTTGGAAGAGCAGCTGACGGTCGATGAGCTGCTCGAGTACCGCGCGTTCTGGAAGCTGAAGGCCGACGCGGAGAAAAAGGCGGCCGATGCGGCTCGCCATCGCAAGGGGTGAACCGTGTCGCTTCAGGTCGGCAGTCTCTACGCGAGCCTCACCGCCTCCACCTCGGGGTGGAGCAAGGCGATGGACGGCGCGCTGAAGACTGCCGAGAAGTTCGCGAAGGACATGAAGAAGCTGTCGAGCGAAATCGCCTCGACCGGGGCGGCCATGACGGCGGTCGGCGCGGCCGCGGTCGCCCTGGCGCAGTCGGTCGACGGGCCGACGAAGACGGCGATGGACGGGCTGCACAAGTCGACGCAGCTGCTGGCGGTGCAGGTCGCCGACATGCTGCTGCCGGCCATTCGCGCGCTCTCCGAGATGATGAAGACGGCGGCGGGTGTCGTTGCCGGGCTCAGCCCACACACGAAAGAGATGATCTCCACCTTCGCCGTCATCGCGGTGCAGGTGGCTGCCGCGGCAAAGGCCTTCAGCATGCTCTCGGGTCTCGCGGGGAGCGTGTTGGGGTTGGCTCGTGCGCTCCTCGCAGTCTCCGCGCCCCTGGCGGGCATTGCGCTCGCGGTCGGTGCCGTCGTGGCGGTGGTGATTCTGCTGCACCGGGCGTGGCGGAAGAACTGGGGCGGAATTCAGGAAGCCACGGCGGAGGTGCTCGAGTGGCTCCGTAAGGGCTTCAGCCAGCTCGCCGACTTCATGGGCGGCGTGTGGAACTTCATGGTCGACGGCGCGAAGGGCTTCGTTGATGGGCTGCTCGCCGTCGGTTCGGCCATCGAGCGCATCACTGGGAAGAAGCTCGGCATCGACGGCATGCGCGAGGGCTTCGCCGGACTGTGGAAGGACCTGAAGAGCGGCAGCTTCTTCAGCGGCGCGTTCGAGTTCGGCAAGTCGCTGGGCGCGCAGGTCGGCGGCGCCATGAGCGAAGAGTTGAAGCTCATCATGAACGAGCTCGGCATCGACAAGCTCTTCAGCCAGGGGAAGGTCATCGGGCTCGGGCGGGGCATGGGCGGCTCCAGCATGCCGAGTAACCCGGCGGGTCGGGGCTCGGAGATGAACGGGCGCGGTGGTGCAGCGTTCGGTCCCGAGGTCGGCAACATCAGCACCAGCGCGGCGGCGGACAACCGCTTCTTCCGCGAGATGACGATGATGGCCGATCAAGCCGAGGCGACGAACAACCGCCTCGCCAAGACCTTCGGCAGGGCCGAGGCGCATGCAGTCACGATGGAGAATGCAGCGAAGCGCGCGGCCGAGCACGCGAAGAAGCACGCCGCGGTGGTCGCGACGCTGAAGACGATGGGCAACACCCTCGTGCAGAACACCGGCGCGCTTGGCGCCGCCATCAGCAACATCGCCAACGCGGCCTCGCAGGGTGGGCCGTGGGCAGCGCTGCTCGCCGCGGTGATGGAAATCTTCAACCGCATGCAGTCGTTCCAGCGCCTGCTGCGCATCTTCGAGCAGATGTTCGTGCGGCTCGGCGAGATGCTAGCCCCGCTGCTCGACGGCATCTTCAAGCTCATCGGCGACGCAGTGGCGTGGTCGATTGAGGGACTGAAGCCGCTCTTCGATGCGCTGCAGCCGCTGTTCGATGCGCTGCTTCCGCTGCTCACCAAGATGCTCTCGGGCATCGGGCAGACGAACGCTCTCTTCAGCGGACTCGCGCCCGTCATCGAGGTGTTCGCGACCGTCATCGGTGCGGTGTTCGAGGCGTTGAAGCCGCTCATGGACATTCTCGGGCTGCCGATGAAACTCGCCATCAGCGGCATCTTGGCGTTCGTGCTCGCGCTGAATGAAATTGCCGCTGCTCTCGGCGACGCGAAGGCGGCCGACGAAGCAAAGCGGCTGCGCGGACTCATCGACAAGCTCTGGGCGCCCGACGTCGACGCGCGCAATGCCGCCGATGCGGCCGCTGCCGGGGCCATGTGGGACCTCGACCGCAGCGCAGGGGACGCAAGTGAGTCCCTGTCGAAGATGGCTGAGTCGCTCACCAATGTGCCGAGCGGCTACAAGATGGCGCTCGCCCGCTTCAACGCTGACACCGGCATGACCGGTACGCCCTTCGCCGGTGGCGGTGGTGGCGGCACGACCATCAATGGCGACGTGTACGTGACCAGCTCGGCCGAGACGGTCGAGAACCTCGCCGAAGACGCAAAGAAGGAAGCGGCTCGCGAGCGAGGCCAGCAGCGCGGCACCGGGGCGCCACCTCGAGGCCGGGGCGGGAGGGACTGAGCCATGCCCGTTCTGGCCATTGCCGGCGTCGAGCTGCCCGTCGTGCCTGAGACGCTGCGCCGCTCGTTCGAGACCGTGGGCCAGCGCTCGCGTAACGCGCGGGGGCACACCGTGCTCGAGCGCCGGCGCGCGAAAAGCATCATCGAGTTCGAGCTCAGCCCCTGCCCCTTCGAGGAAGCGATGCTCTACCGCTCGCTCATCCTCGGCGAGGGCGAGTTCTGGAACACGCTCACCAGCGCATACGGGGCGAAGGGTCTGCAGCTCACCGGCACCGGGGCATGGAGCGGGAGCGGCGGCGGCAACCCGCACAACGGCAACGGCACTTTCGTGCTCACCACGGGGCAGACGATGGTGGTGCCTGGTCGCTTCTACGACCAGAGCGCGGTGAGCGCGACCACGGGAGGCATCACCGGGGCGACGCTCATCGGGTGGCGCTTCGACGGCGCCGCGTACCGCCTGGCGGGCTTCAGCTGGCGCTCGGGCGACTTGGTGGTGGCCACGCGCCGCGAGAAGCTGGGCTCACTCGGGAGCTCGGGCGCGGCGCAGGCGTACACCGGCACGGAGACGCTCGCGGTGTCGGCCGGCAACATGACCCTCACTGCACCCGGCGCTGGCGGGCCTTGGCGGTGGAGCAACATCACCGTCTACCCGTGGTTCTGCGACTCGACGCTCGTCGACCTGCTCCTCGATGGGCAGGCGGCCAGCACGTACACCCTGCCGCAGCTTCCTCGCGTGTACGTGACGGGCGATGCGGTGCTGCCGCTCGACCAGCAGAACGCCACGGGCGGGCTCAACCAGGCGTCGCTCATCTGCACCGGCGAGGTGGACGAACTGACCTCGGTGTCTCTCGCGCGCGGGGGCACGTTCCGCCACACCGACATGCGCCTGAGCGGCTCGCTCATCGAGGTGTGACGTGAGGACCAAGTCAGCTCAGGCCACGGCCGTTCTCGCCAACCCGAGCCACAGCGCGCGGGCGCTGGTGACGGTGTACTCGAGCGCCGGAGTGGCGGGCCCGACGTGGGGCGCCTCCGCGCCCAACGGACAGGTCGAGCCGGTGATGCACGTCGAGGTGAGCCACGACCTCGACTCGTTCCGCACCGCCCGAGTGCGCCTCCAGCGCCAGCAGGGCCGGTACTCGCTCGCTCCGCTGGTGAGCACCAGCAACCCCCTTTTCGGCGCTGAGGCGCCCGTGGCCGTCGGGCGGCGGCTCCTCATCGAGGTCGAGCTGCAGCTCGCCGACATCACCGTGACGCCCTCGGGGCTGCGCGAGACGGTGTTCGACGGCTTCATCGACGAAGTGGCATGGCCTGACGACGAGATGGAACTCGTCTGCACCGACAAGTTCGCCCGGCTGCGGGACACGTGGATTGAGACCGAGCGCGTCTATGGGTACGCGCAGGGCGTCAATGCGACAAAGGGCTGCCTCGTTTGGCGGTACGACATGGCGGCCCTCGCGCTCAACGAGCTCGTCGTGCCCTCCGAGAAGAAGTTCAACGGGCGGTTCTACCGGGTGAGCGCAGTCAGCGGCCCGCAGTCGGCGGTCGAGCCGGTGTGGCCGACGGGCGGCGGCTCCACCGTGGTGAGCGGCGGCGTCACCTTCACGGAGTCGGGGGCGGTGAGCGACAGCACCGGCACCGCCATCGAGACCATCATCTCGCAGGTGCTGGCCGACAACGGACTGGGCAGCTTCGTCACGCTGCAGACGCCCGTCTCGCCCGGGTGGGCCATCAAGCCCTACATTCAGCAGCGCGAGTCCGTGGCCGACGCGCTGCAGGCGATGGTCGACCAGCTCGGCTGGTGGCTCCGCTTCGAGTGGTCGAGCGGGCTCGGGCGGTACGAGCTTCACCTGGTGCAGCCCGACCGCGCCTCGAGCACCACCCACAAGACGCTCGCCCAGGACGAAGAGGTTGAGTGCACCGAGGTGGCGGTCGACGTCTGGAGCATCCGCAACGTGGTGCGCGTCATCTACGGAGACAGCATCAGCAAGGACGCCGCTGGGCGGCCGACGCGCATCGTGCGCGAGGTGAGCGACGCGGCCAGCATCACGAAGTACGGGCGGCGCTTCATGGAGGTGGCCGAGGCCGACGGCTCGAACATCGACACCTCGACCGAGGCCGACCGACTGGCAAACGCTATCCTTTCCGACCTCAAAGAGCCCACCGTCGGGGTGGCGGTCGGCTTCCCTGTTGACCCGTACCTCGAGCTCGGGGACCGCATCGCCATTCCGGCAGATCAACTCCGATGGACCTCGACGCAGACGCTGGCGGTCGAGTCCCTCACCCACAGCATCGACGGAACCAGCGCCCGCACGAGCGTGCGGCTGCGGGGGGCGCCCGCCGCCCGTCACACCGCATGGCTCGAGATGGACGCACGCACCCGAGAAGGGGACGTGCACCAGGTTTCTCTGCTCAACGCCAACGCGACCACGCTCTCGAGCGCCGCAGTGGTAGGTGGCCAGCGCTTCACCATCGCCGACACCCGTGGGAAAGGCGCGTGGAGCCAGATGCACGAGCTCCACGTGAGCGAGACGGCGGCCTTCACGCCCTCGACGTCGACCCTGCGCGCTGCCGGTGAGCAGAGCTCGTTCGACGTGCCCTCACTGGTGCCGGGGAAGACGTACTACTGGCAGGTCGTCCCCTACACGCTCAACGCTGACCGCCTCGTGCGCGGCTCGCCGTCGGCAGAGCGGAGTTTCGTCGCGGGCCGGGCCTCTGCCGGTCACCTCGACCAACTGGCGCTGCTCGGGGTTCCCAACCCGCAGTTCGCCAGCGCGCTCGACCAACCGTCAGCCGAAGTCTATGTGACGCCGCCCGACCACTGGAGCATTGTGGCAGGCACGTGGGGCGCCACGAGTGACGCCTATGCCGCCCTCGCCGGCACGTCGCAGTACCGCATGATTCGGCTGCGGCAGACGGCGACCTCAGCGCAACTGCAGAGCAGCGTCTTCCCCATCGAGCGCGGCGCAGTCGCCGCCAAACTGCTCGCGGTGGTGTCCCCGAACGGCACGTATTCGGCCGGTCGAGACCTGCACTTCGTCATCGACTTCTTCAGCGACCTCGGGAACACAAGCACGGGCAGCGTCGACCTCGTTTGTCCTGGCAACATTGTGGGCGCGGGCTCGTGGGCGGAATACTCCAGCGACCTCGCTGTGCCTGCCGGGTCGAACTTCGCGCGGGTGAAGCTCTACAAGGAGGCCACCTCCTCGGCGTACGGCTTCGATGTGGCGACGGTCGCGCTTCGGGCGCTGGGCCCGCTCGCTCAGCCGGCCTTCACCGGCGTGACGTTCAGCACCGGGTGGCAGAACTACACGGCCGGGTTCGGCGGGCCGTGGGCCAACGTCCAGTACCTGAAGGACTCGATGGGGTTCGTTCATCTTCACGGGCTCTGTTACCGCGTCAGCGGCGTCAACACGGTGATGTTCACGCTCCCTGTCGGGTTTCGTCCCGCCGGTCAGCAAATCTTCGCGGTCGACTCAGCAGGAGGTCACGCTCGCGTCGACGTCAACACAAACGGCGACACGAGCATCACCGGCGGCACGCCGGGAACGTGGGTCAGCGTGAGCGGCATCACCTTCCGAGCGGCCTGAGCGGCACCCGGAATCGTGTGCTGAGTGCGGGGCAGTCTCACCGGTGAACGTTGCAGCTTCCCGGAGTGCTGACCCATGGCCCTGAAGTTCCCCGTCGCCTTCCGCAACACCCGCGCCGACACCGTGCCGACTCGCGCGGGCAACGGCGCCCTCCTGCGCATCTACAGCGGTACGCGCCCAGCGAATGCAGACACGGCCCCCGCGGGCACGCTGCTGGCCGAGCTGACGTGCGGCACCCCCTTCGCCCCGGCTGCCTCGAGCGGCGCCTTCGCCGCCAACTCCATCACGCAGGACTCGAGCGCGAACGCCACTGGCACGGCCACCTGGTTCCGCTTGGTCAACTCGGCGGGCACCAACACCGTGATGGACGGCGACGTGACGGCCACGGGTGGAGGTGGCGACCTCGAGCTCGTCACCACCTCCATCGTCGCCACCCAGCCGGTGCAAGTGACGGCCTTCAGCTTCACCGAGGGGGGCGCGTAAGTGGCCGACAACGTCACTGCCAACCCGGGCGCCGGCGGTGCGACGCTCGCCACCGACGACATCGGTGGCGTGCAGTACCCGCGATCGAAACTCGTCATCGGCGCCGATGGCGTCAACGACGGCGACGTGTCGGCCGCCAACCCGCTGCCGGTGCGCGTGCAGGGCGTGGCGACGCGCACGAATGGGCCGCTGGCCAACGACAACGGGCTGGTGATGCGCCAGGCGCCCCTCGACGTGTGGAGCGTCGGCTTCGCGCGCGTGGGCAGCGGGCTGCTTGAGCCCGAGATGACTCAGCGCAAGCTCGGAACGGGCGTCACGGTCTCGCAGTCGACTTCAAATCTGGTGGTCGCCGCGGGCACCACCGTCAACGCAGAGTTTCTCGCGCGCAGCGTGGCGAGCTTCCGGGGCGCCTTTCTGCAGCGCCACCGCGCCATCCTCAGCCAGCGCATCGCGAACAACAACTTCGCGGTGATGATGGCCGACCGCATCGGCGAAGGCCTCGCGTGCACCATCAACAGCGCGACCTCCATCACCGTCACCGCGCCTGGGCACGGCTTCACGTCGCAGAACGTCGGGCAGTCGATGTTCGTCGGCGCCATCGTTGGGGCTGCAGGCGTACCCGGGCGCTACGCCATCGCCTCGGTGCCGACGGTGGACACCATCACCTTCACGGTGGCTGGCTGGCCGGCGAGCGGCTCGTGCACGGTCGACCTCTTCGGGTGGAACTACTTCCGCACGCTGTACAACGGCACCACCGCGACGAACGCCCTCGTTGACGCCCAACGCCGCGGGTGGGCGTCGGGCGACACAACGGCCACCATCAACACCACGGCGAGCCCCGGCCATGTGATGCAGACCGCCGTCGACGGGCGGAACGCGTACTGGAGCGATTCGCTGGTGGCCTCGAGCGCCACGCCCAACTTCGCCACGCGCGCGCACCGCATCGAGAACCTGCCGGACGACGACGTCGAGCTCTTCCTCTACGTCTGGAGCTTCAACGGCGCGGTGGCACCCGCTTCGTCGACGTCGTGGACCATCGGCTTCGTTGCCGTCGAGGACGTCACCAACGTGGCGACGTACATCGCCGGCTTCCGGCCAACAGGCAACGCCGCGCCGCTTCCGGTGGCGTTTCCCACCACGCCGACGGTAACAGTGGGCACGCTGCCGGCGACACCTGCGGGCGCCAACACCATCGGCGGCGTGCGCCTGATCTCCGATGCAGCCCAGGGCGCAAGCACAACACACCACCTCATCGCTGCAGCCGGCACCAACGCAACGTCGGTCAAGACGTCAGCCGGCAACATCAACGCCATCGTGCTCAGCAACGCATCGGCGGCCGCTCGCTACTTCAAGCTGTGCAACCTCGCAGCTGCGCCGACCCCCGGCACAAGCACGCCTGTGATGACGGTGCTTGTTCCGGCGGGACAGGCCGTGACGGTGAACTGCGGACCCTTCGGCATTCGGCTCGCGACCGGCATCGCGTACCACCTCACGACGGGAATCGCTGTTGCGGACACGGGCGCTCTCGCCGCGGCCGACATGTCCGTCGCCATCTTCTACACGTGAGGCCTCCATGGTGACGATCAAGCCCAGCACCTCGTTGCACGCCGAAGTCACCGCGCACGAATCAGGGCCAGGTGTTGTCACCGCTCGAGAGACGCGAGACGGCGTGGCGTGGCTCGTTGTCGAGTTCCCCGGCTACGGCACGGTGATTCTGCCCGCCGCCGACTTCGACGAGGTGTGACGTGTCAGCGGTGCTGACGTACTGGCTCAAGCTCGAGCTGTTCGGCACGGGCGGCGGCGGCGGAGGCACCACCGGCACCGTCAACGCCACCGCCCCCACGCCCACGCTTGCCGCGTCGGGCACCCCTGTCGTCACCGGAGCAGCGATCGCGACCGGGCCCGCGCCGAGCATCTCGAGCTCGGGCACCCCTGTCGTCACTGGTTCGGCGGCCCCGACGGCCCCGGTCTCGAGCATCTCGAGCTCGGGCAGCCCGGTCGTCACAGGACAGACGGCGGTCATCACGCCCCTGCCCGCGCTCTCGGCACTCGGCAGCCCGGCAGTGGCTGGCGTGGTGCTTGTCGCGTCACCGGCGGCATCGCTGGTCGCGTCAGGGGCCCCTGTCGTGTCGGGCGTGGTGGTGGTCACCACGTCGGTGCCGACGCTGCAGATGCTGGAGCCGCCCGTCGTTCGGTACGCGGCACCCGGCGAGCTGGTGACTGTCGCCCTCGCGACCACTCCGAGCGTCAGCGTGGGAGCCGCTCCCGTCGTCGCCACCACATCGAGCCCTGCCACTGTTTAGGTGGCCTCACCCGCCGTCGGAGCCACACCATGAACGTCTTCACCATCAAGCAGGGCGACACGCACCGCCGGCTGCAGCTGACTCTCTCCTCGCTCACCACCACCGGGGCCAGCGGCGTGAGCTTCCGGGGCAAACAGCGGGACGGAGCGCTGAAGTTCACCCGCGCGGGAGTCATCGACAGCTCGAGCCAGGTGAGCTGCCAGTTTCAGGCGAGCGACATCAACACGCCCGGCACCTTCGACGTCGAGGCGACGCTCACCTACCCGGGCAGCGAAGAGGAGACGGTGCCGACCGAAGGGTACGTGACGATGGTGGTGCTGCCCCGGCTGGCCTGAGCGGCGCCCGGAATCGTGTGCAGGGTGCGCGGCACTCTTCGAGCATGGGTCGCCGCCACCTCCGCGCCAACACGCCCGGTCGAGCTCGCTGCCCGACGTGCGGCGAGCCCCTGTTCCTCCTCCGCTGGGGCCACGAAGAGCGGTGTCTCGAGTTCTCCGAGAGGCGCGCAAGCCGTCGCACTGCCGTTGGCCTCGTGCTGCTGGTGCTTTCGGCCGCGCTGATGGCGGTGTCTCCGTGACTCCTCGCAGCGGCTGGCGCAGCTCAAAGCTTCACCTCGCACTCATCGGCATGGGCGTGCTGACGCTCGTCTTCCTCTTCGTTGTCGCGCGCACGGGCGGCGGGGCGGGCTTCGGTGAGTACTGCATCGCCCTCGTCTCGCTCGTCGGCACGTACAGCGGCAGCCGCGTGGCCGAGTCCTTCGCCCAGCGCCCCAAGGTGAGCCCGTGAGCGAAGAGAAGACGCCCAGCATCCCCGAGATGTTCGCGGTCACTGTGAAGCGCGCTCTCGGGCGCGAGGCCATGATGTTGGCGGCCTTCGCCATCGTCATCGGCGGGGCCGTGCTCTATGGGCAGCACGCACTCGCGCAGGTGGTGCGGACCCAGGTCGACGCCGGCGTCACCGCCACAGCGAAGCAGGCGGCCGAGCTCGAGGTGCGCCTGCAGCGACACGAGCGCGACTCCGCCGACGTGCACGCGGCCATCAAGGCCGACGTGACCGAGGTGCAGCGGGACATTCGCGCTCTCTACAAGGCCGTGATGACCGGCCAGCGCCAAGAGCGGCTCGAGGCCCCAGCGAAGGACGGTGGACCGTGAAGCTCGAGCTGATTCGCGTCGTGCTGACGCCCCGATGCACCGTGAGCGTGCTGCGCATTGACGGCGTGCACGCCTGCTTCATGCTCGAGGACACCGCCCGTGCGCCCGGCGTGAAGGTGCCGCGGCAGACGGCCATTCCCGAGGGTAAGTACCGAGTGGAAATCACCCACTCGCCGCGCTTCGGCGTCGACATGCCCCTCGTGATGGACGTGCCCGGCTTCAGCGGCATTCGCATTCACGCGGGCAACACGAAGGACGACACCGAGGGCTGCCTGCTGCCGGGGCGGCACGTGCTCCTGCTGAATGCGGGCGAGTACCAGGTGACCGAGTCGCGCGCCGCGTACGTCGACCTCTTCGCCCAGCTCGACGCGGCCCGGCGTCGGTCGGAGTCGGTCGAGCTCGTCGTCTCCCACGTATGAGCAAGCCGACCATCGCAAAGCTGCACGAGGCTCTCCACAAGATGCATCGACGCGCGTGTGGCGACACGTCGGTGGTCTACATGAGCGTGCCCGCTGACTTGACCAAGGATGCCGACCTGTTGCTCTCGGACGCGCTCGGAGAACTCGAGGCCTACCGCGCGCGTGACCGCGAGCAGCTCAACGCCATTCGTAGGGCGAGCGGCTTCGCGCTCCTCGACGGGCCGCTCTGACGTGGACCACCCGCGCCTCCAGAGCTTCGACAGGTTGCTGCAGCCCCTGCCCGCCTGGCGCGTTGCCCTGGTCGCGCTGGTGGTCGCCGGCGCCGCGGGCTTCACCGGCTTCGGCATCGGCCGCATGAACGCGCTCGAGCAGGTCGAAGAGCACGCCCTCGTGCTCACCGTGACGCGCGAGAAGACGGTCGAGCGCTGGCACCGCGCGAAGGACCGCGTCGTCTACGTCGAGAAGACCACCAGCCCCGACGGCACCGTGCTCGAGAAGCGCAGCGAGCGGGAGACCGAGCGCGCCGAACTCGTCCGCGACGTCGAGCGGAAGACCGACACCCGGGCGGAGACGGCGAAGGTGACCATCTCGAGGCCCGACTGGCGCATCGGGGTGCATCTCGGGGCCACGTGGAAAGAGCCCGCGCTGAAGCTCGGTGACACGCCCCTCGTGGTGGGCGGGAGCATCGAGCGGCGCATCATCGGCCCGTTCTCGCTCGGTGCATGGGGCTCGACGATGGGCGCGGCGGGGCTGAGCGTCAGCGGCGAGTTCTGAGCCATGCCTCGATGGCGTCCAGCACCGCGAAGACCGAGCCCTGTGCCCGCCACTCGCTCTCCCGCGCGTGAAAGTCGAGCCCGTCGGCGGTGCACAGCCAGACGACCCGGGCGTGATGCGTCGACGTCTGCTCGTGGTCGACGGGGCCGCCGCACACCTCGCACCGCCTCTCGTCGAGCCGCATCGCCTCACTCTACTCCGTGCGCTCAGCGAGCAGCACCAGGGCGAGCCGCTCCGCCCTCTCAAGCGCGAGCAGTGCCGCGCGGTACCGAGCCGGACACCCTCCCTGCTGAGCCCGACGAAAAGCCACCTCGCACACTCTGAGCCACTCCGCCGCCACCTGTTCTCTGGTCATGCGCCGGGGTGAGCACGAGGGGTGCCCGACGAAGGTGTTGATCAACGCGGCAGGTCTGACGTCTCGGGTCCCGGTGGTTGGACTGGAGCGTCCGTGCCCTCGACTTCTCGCGCGGCGAGAGGCAGCGCGTCGATGTCGACGGGGTGGGTCACGGCAACTCCAATACGGCGGCGAGCTGCTGCGTCAGAGTCTGGAGCGCGGCATCCGGCGAATAGGTCGTCCCCAGCCCAAACACCTGCGGAAACCCGAGGACCACTTGACCGTTCGGGAGGGAAGGCCGCGCCACGACAAGGGCGCGTGCGCCGGGCTCGTCGGACTCGGCGCGGCGACATGCCTCGGCCCAAGCCGCGCGCTCCTCCTCCGTGGAGCATTCGGGGTCCGGCGTGAAGTCGCGCGGGTCGCCGCCCTGAAACGTACCGTAGTGCGACGAGTAGGCTTCGAGGTTGCTGCGCATTTCATCAAGCACCGCAGAGAGAAGCCCTCGGTGGTCGCCGGTCATTGAGCCGGGCCGCGGAGCCAGCAACATCCGCTCGACCTCGACCGGCGAGTAGCCCGCCTCCAACAGCATGTCGCGCACGTTGCGCGGGTCGGGCGCGGTCATTTCTCCTCCGTCACGAGCGACGTGGCGCGGACGTGCGACGAAATCTCGCCAAGTTCCGACGCGGTGGCGCACTGCGACTTCGCGAACACCTCCCGAGCGCACGCCTCACGCTGCCTCTCCGCGACCGCGCGGAGTTCCTCGGCGTGCTGCGCCTTGAGCGCCTTCATCTCGACCGCCAGCGATTCGAGGTATCGCACGTAGTCAGACCCAACGGCCCTGCTGCGCGCCGAGTTCAACGCCTCCACCGTCCGACGCAGGCGCGTGTAAGGCTTCCCGCGCTTCGCCTCGATGGCTGCACAGTCTTCCAGCGTGTACGGCTCGTTGTCCCGCGTGCCGTCAGTGACGCCGGGAATGGGCGCGAGTGACGCCTTGAGCGCGGCGAGTTCGGCGCGGAGGGTCTCTATGGTCTCGACGGGCGGCGGAGGCGGCCCGAGCGTCCACGCGCCGTACTTTTCGACGTACCACTTGCTCGGATTGAGCGGGACGACCTCCACCTCTTCGTCCGGGTCGAGCCCCGTGATGAAGTTGTGCGTCTCGAGCATGCACTTGATGCGCTTGCCGTCGTCCATCCACGCGACGATGACGATCTCGTTCGTGAAGGGAGTGCCGCCCTCGATGCTGCACCAGATGCCGTGGTGGTAGGGCTTCAATTCGCGCGCCTTCACCTTGATTTGCGCGGGCTCGCTCATCGCCCCTCCAGTTTCGCGAGCCGCGTCATGCGCTCCAGTGCGGCCTCCAGTTCCGCG